GTACTTCAAACGAGAAGCACTGGTTTTTAATTTGAACATCTACTAACTAATGAATTGGTTGATACTGTATTTAAATACGCCTGTGCCTGAATCTAAACTACAAGTTAAACTATCTGCATTTGCAAATATATTTGCTTTGATGCTAGTTACTGTTTCTGAATAGTTGTCATTAAATACCATGTCTGTACCATCAGTACTAAATGTCATAGTACCAAATCGTCTTGCTGAACTATTACTTACTTCGTACTTAATTTCTCCTGCTGTGTCTGCGACAAAACTTGCAATAACAGGAGCATCAGTGCTAATTTCTGAGCTACGTGCGACACCTAAATTTAAGTTACCTAAGTATGCACCAGTGAGTGGTGCAGATCCGGTGTTATATGTTTCACCAAAGGCCACAAAATTAGTTGCGCCTGTTGATTTTGACGCTGTGTCTACAGAACCAAAATAATTATTAATGCTAGAATAACTATCCACACTATTAAGTACAATAGCAGTATTTGATAAATCGTCAAATTGAGAATTAACAATATTAATTGCCTTTGTAGTAGTACCCATGTTAACGAAACCGTTACCACCACCGAGTATTTGTACTCCGTCGAGTGTTACATTGCGTGTACTTGTATTGGTACTTAAAACTTCTACTACGTTAGCATAGTTGTTAGAGACAAATGCTGTGTTTGTAATTCTTACGTTACTAGCACTATCAATATTAATAATTGGTCTGGTTACATCTGCGGCACTGTTATAAAATCTAATACCACTAATATCAATACTGTCAGGCAATATAGCACCACCTGATCCTATTGTGCCACCACTTTGGAATGCACTATCACAAGTGTTGGCGACACTTAAATTACCATACTGTAACTTAATAGTTGTGCTGTTAACACCATCACCAACTAGTCTAGCATTAGGTGGAATACTAATAACATTACTAGTAAGATATGTTCCGCCTGGAATATAAATTGTTCTACGTGTTCGTGGATCGTTTAAGTTTTCTGTTTCAATATAAACCTGTTGTATAGCACGATTAATTGCTGTTGTGTCATCTGTGCTACCATCACCTGTAGCACCAAAGTCTCTAACATTTACAAAGTCATCAAACTTTTGTTGGAAACTACGAACAACAGGATTGAGGATACTGCTACCAGTTTGTACAGTATATCCGGTTACGTTACCTACAAATGTATAGCTACCCAATAATGCAGTTAGATCGCTATACTGTGTTAATATTTCAGTTACACCTAGTGTAGGAGCACCTTCTTCTAAAGTACCATTACCGATGTATAGTTTGCGGGTATCTACACTCCAGCCAAGTTCAGCACCTGCTAGTGTAGGAAGGTCTTGTTCTAATCCACGTCTATGTTGAATTCTACTGATCTGGGTAACAGCCATCTAAAAAATCCTCGTTATTTTATATTTATACGGATTCGTAGTATAGCTCAACTCTCTTCATCCACTTCTGTGACCAATGATCAAACTCGTCTGCTTCTAGCACAAACTCTTGATATTTAGGAGTAGCATCAGCAGAATCGGGCTTTGCACACATAAGAATAACACCTGTGTTTATGTCTGTACCGTGTATTTCATTATGTGCTTGTGCGTAGGCTGTTAACTGTAAGAAGTAGTCTTCAATCCACTCACGTTTTTTAGGCTTGTTGGTCTGCTTAAAGTCTAGTATAGCGGGCTTGCCCTTCCATACACCCACACAGTCAGTTGTGCCAGCGTACAGTTGCGGATAGTACAAGGGTACTTCACATCCCCAAAACTCATCTACATTACCTAGTCCTTCTAGTATAACCTGTGCGGCCATAAACCAACTTGGCTGTGCATATGGATTTGTAGGAAATGCACCCAAGTCATCTTCCTTAACAAAACGTTCAAGGTAAGTGTGCATACGTGTTCCGCGGTTTGCGGCTTCTGTAACAATCTGTTGCGCACGTTCTTCACCTACACGTTTCTTCCACTCACGTAGTGCCTGTTTCTTTTCTTCAGGCTTGGTGCGATCTAGTATTGTTGTTACGCTGGGTAACTTGTCACCATTGGGTGTTGCATAGAATCTTGTGCCGTCAACTGTTACTCTGTTGATCTGTTCATAGTTGAATTTTTCAGTTATCATATGTTTTGATCCAAGCAGATAATTCTTCTGCTATTAATTGATGCCCTAACAAATTAGGGTGTCCTCCTGGATTGAAATTATTGTTAGCTATTTCGTGTAGTGTTCTGTTATAAAAGGGTACTGTGTTTAGTAAGTTGTGCTGTATATGTTTATCCCAGTTATACACAAACAAACATAAAACATCTCTACGGAGACACATTTCATTTACTAATAAAATATTTTTTACTGCATTAGCTCTTGCTAAATCATCGCTATGTATATATTTGTAGTAAGGGGCGCCTTTAATATGGTTAGTATTTCCAGGATGTAGCTCCATTGGATATCCATTTTCCCATATCCATGTTCTATCTATTCCTGTTAAACAAAATAATACTATATCTCCTTTATTGAAAGGCTTACGTTCTATTGCTTTTAAAAATTGCCAGGTTGCATGATCAATTGACGTTGCGCTTTGACTTAAATTGTCAAGTTTGTAATTTAATTGTTGAGATAATAAATGCGGGAAACCATCTTCTATTACATTGTTCAGTTCGTGTCCCGCAGGCCAGCTATCCCCAAAGATGTATAATGTTTTCATCTAAATGTTAAGCAAACCAGTTAGTTAATTTATGCGACTTGGGTGTTACAGGTGTAGCAAATGAATTCTTGAAGAATTCCTTAGGGGATATACCTCCAATAAGATTGTTTGGTATTAGTTTTAGAAAACCGCTAGTCCAGGTCCATTCTTCCCCAGTCTTTCTGAATATACAGGCACTAATTGGGGGGCTTTCAACACCTTCAAAGTTTATAGTATAGTAAAATTTATCATCAAGCCAATTGTTATACAAATTATCAACTAATAAATTATAATTTTTAGATCTAACAAAATCATTTGCTACACCTAAAACATCAAATGAGAAACTGGAATTTTTCCGATATACAGCAAGACCGTTATAAAATGTAGATAAAACATTTAATTCACAAAATTCTCGTTGTGTGTAACTAGAGCAAGACTTTGGTATATGGCCCCTGAACATTTGGGTACCATCCCACCTGACAGCTTTACTATATTCAAAATTCCATTTCTTTTGATACTCGGGATCTCTTGATGCTGGTGCCGCTGGCAATAATTCATTTATAAAAATTTGTAAATTCTTTGTATACGTTATTGATGTATCTAATGTCTCTTTCCACGATTGTACCGTTTGTCCTGGCAATCCCTGTATTATTTGCATTACTGTTTGTAATTTAGGATATGTATCATGTAATTCTTTAATAATACTTTTATGGACTTCCCATCCTACATCGGGTCTGTCAATATTTTTTAATATCTCTGGGTTAGTATCTTGTATACTGATATAGATACCAAATACATCATTTACAAGATTTGCTTTTGCTAACATGTGATAAATTTTTAAATTATTTTCTTTTCTTAATTTACTAAAATTTCCGTCTGTACAGAATCCGGCATTTTCTTCAATATTTTTCTTAGCCATGTACTCGATCATTTCAAGATCTTCTTGATACTGTCCTGTATTGGCATCAGCGAACCAAATTCCCTTTACACCTATCTTTTGAAATAGGTCTATTTCGTCTTTATAGCTTCCTTTGCGTCTAGTGGTTTTGTTACCAAATCCACTGTTCCAATCGCAAAAAGTACACGAATAAGGGCAACCACGAGTAAGTTGATAAGGGAGAATTATCCGATAACCTTTGTCCACTTGTAAATCATTTACCATATCTGTGAATAATTTTTCATTACTTGTATATGGACTAATTTGTAGTTCGGCTACATATTTGTATTCAGCAGTTATTTGCTTACCGTCAATATGCCATGCAATATTGCTGGTATTAAATTTAATTAATTTTTTATTTTCTATAATGCTTTCAACTAAATCAGCGAACCCTACTTCTCCTGACCCATAAACTGCATAATCAAAATGCGGACGTTCTTGAAAATAAGTTGGATTAACATTTACGTCAATACTTGGGCCACCTGATACAAAAATTATATTTTTACTAAGTTTAGGTTTAATACGTGCAACCTGATCGGATATAAAATTATCGTTCCAGGTGTAATGCCCAGTACAAAACATGTCTGGTTGCTCTTTTTCTATTTTAGCAATAAGTTCTTCGTCTGTTAACTTTTCCTGCTGTGGCAATATCCATTCTATCTGCTTGGCTATAGAAGGTTTATGGATATCCAGATATGTTTTGAGGTAGAGAGATGATACGTTCAGATAATATATCTGATTCTCATTATAGTTCTGGGGCGTACTGGCGTGATAAAATAGTATTTTAAACATTTGTTAGATTATTATAAAGTAAAACTTACTAAAAAGTCAAACTACTTAAGGATGTAAATCTTTATATATCTTGTATATAGGAACAAATAGTAATGCTATCAAACAACCAATTAGTGTACCAAATGCTAAGTCCCAACTGCCTGTAACTGCTCCGCCTGACCAATCACTAACAGCATTAGCAATACCAGCACCAAATAATGTGCCTACGCCATTTTGAAAATACTTAGGGAGATATCTTTCTATGCTGAGACCAGTTATAGCACCTAACAGCATTATGCCGTTATCTACTATGCCAAATATAATATATTCAAACATTATAGTTCTGGGCGAGCCTTTGCGGCTCTTTTAGCCATTGAGTCAACAGTTTTTTCTGGAGGTGTCATTGGAGCATCTGCCTGCTCGCTATCAATATTCTCATCTTCAACATCAACAGGGCGAATGTAAACATACTTAACAAGTTCGCCACCTTGACCTAATGCAACTTTACCGTCTTGACTTTGTACAGTCACATCTTTAATGTCTTTAACAATGCTCTTAACTCGTTCGTTGTTCTTAGCGATGTTTACTAATGTGTCGTAGTTAAACTGAGGGAAACCTGCGGCCTGTACAAGATTTACTAAACTGTCTGCACGAATACGAGGTTGTTTGTGTGAATTTGCCGCACGATTTTGTAGATAGTTAAGAATCGTTAATAGTGCGGCGTTTTCGTGATCTTCGGAACCGTCTTCGAGCATGTCGTCGATGACGTTCTCGACAACAAGTTCACTGAATCTCATTTATTAGTCTCTCTTTTCGCGACCAACATCATTTGGACCAGCGGCAGCGTCTGTAGCATCAAATTCATCACCACCTTCTACTGGACCTGCTTCTACTGGAGGAGCCATATCACCCTCTGGAGCTGGCATGCCCATGTCCATTGGCTGTTCTGTTTGCTCACCTGCTAATGCACGAGCGGCAACATCCATTTGTTCACGTGCACCACTGATAGCACCTTGTAACTGTTCAAGAATACCACCAACACTAGCCTTAAAGTTGTCTGCATCTGCCATACCAATTTGATCACGGATTGTGTCTAATAGTGCTGGCATTTGCTCGTTAGCCATTTGGCTAACATCTTCAAGCATATCTTGTACGCTGTCAACCATGTCTTTAGCGGCTAGGATTGCTTGGCTACGACCCATTTCGCTTTCAGCAATTAACTGATCTTTATTTTCAATCATCCAGTTGTGGATACCTTCACGCACCATAAACATTTCCATGTATTTTGCGTTCTGCTCTGCTTTGTGTATGCCATGACTATTTTTAATTTTGTTAAGGCTTTCTGTAAGAGCATTAGCAACTTTGTATGCTTTACCAAAGTCTAAATTAGCATAGTCAATTTTAACGCCAAAACGGCTTTCCATAACTTTATTAATTTTCTTTGCGGTTGGCTTAGAGCCCATTTCAGTTAATCTCATCGTTTGTATTCCTAAAGTTTAAGTATTTAGCCGATTTAATGGTTTTCTTCAAATTAGTCAGAGCACCATCTCTTTGCATCTTGGCATCTATATATCTATTTAACAAAAATTCGTACTTTTCTTTATCCTTCTTTTTCTTGGCGTTATCAAGTGCTCTATTATAGTAGACTAAATCACTATTTAAGTTACCTACAATCCTGTCATATTTTAGTAAATCTTCTGGAATATGTCCACGTTTAACAGTAAACTTCATAGAGGATAGGCAATATAGTATAGCATTAACTTTGCTAACAAAATCGTGTATAAATCTACTGTCATCTGTTACACGCCAGCAGTCCTCATTTAGGCCTTCTACAGTATATGGGCCAACAAAAAACCTGTAGTCGCCAGCTGGGATAACTACAGGTTCTCTTCTAAATTTTGCTAGTTCTTTTTTAGTCCAACGTTTGAGATATGCGATGCCTAAATCTAATGCGATGTCATTTACGATGCGCTGTTCTTTCTTTGTAAATAATACGGTCTTGGTCATCTCTTAATCTTAGTAATATATCTTTGTTTACAAGTTGATTTGCCAGATGCTGTTCTCTTTCCGTTAGGCTAGCTTTTCTAATTACAGGATTTTCCTGAAATTTACCTAAAACATCCGATTCTTCGTTTGTAATAGGCAGGCTAACTTTATTTACTAATTCTATAACCTTCATGTACTATTTCATTGTCAAGTGGATAATGGTTGTAATTAAGCCTGTAAGTAACGCCGCACCTACTGCTGTCATAACTCCAATGAGTGTTTTATTTGCGGCGTTTTCTGTACCTGATTTAAACTCAGATAACTTAGCACGAACATATATAATATGTTCTTCAAGGCCGCCGATACGATCCTCAAGTTTGTCTAACTTCTTGTGCAACGTTTTGTACCTCTCGGAGCATAAATCAACGTGCGCCTCGAGGTTAGTTCTTTCACTATCAGCCACTGCTGTTCCTTCCAATTCTCTAATTCAAAAGAGGGTTCTGTGATTGTGCCAATCATTTGTGCCATAATAGTGTGCCTGTAAAGTGCCGTTAATGTTTTATTTATAATGATATACGCTGATTAATAAAGTGTATGTTTTTAATTGCGCCATATGGATAAAAAACGGGCAACATAAAACGTGCTGTTTCATCTAGTCCTTGTATAATTGGGACTTGAGCAAAATCTTCGTATAATAATCCGTAATCGCTTCTACTGTCTTTAAACACATTTACTGCTTCAACACCAAAACTAAAGTGCCATACAGTGTGCGTACCTTTAAACATTTCGCCAAATATACTTTCGCCCTGTAGCTCATACATGTTGGTATATGGGCCATCTATTTCTTGTGGCTGTGTTCTAAGACTTAGCACCTGTATAAGTGTTTCCCAGTTGCGCTGTTGATTACGTTCTTTTTCTTTTCCAGGGCGACTGCGTGTCACTCCTGTGTCAGTTACGTCAACTAATGTAAATCCTGTATAGTACTGCATAAAAATATTTATAGCAGACTAAGCGACGGTAAAACTTGTTCCTTCGACTACTGTAGTTGAGCTTAAATTAACTGCACCTTTAAGTGTACCTAGTCTTTGTATTTCTGCTTGTAGCGCATCTGCATTGAGACAACTGTGTGCTTCAACACAGGCGTGTATTACACCCGATGATCCTACACTGCTAACTGCTAGTAGTCCCGGGATGGCCTGTAGCACTGCTTCGTATGCTTCGTCACTAGCATCATCTTCAAAACGTAAATCAACACCTGTGTCAATTTTAAAGAAACGTACACTACCGCCAAAGCGATATAGTGTGTCTGTTGACCCTGCAAATTCGTATCCTGAACTTCGTGTTATTCCTGGCATATTTTATCTCCACGAATATTTAGCCACAAAAAAAGGTGCCGTAGCACCTTTTTTGTCTAGGTTAGTTTATTATGCTAAACCAAGAATTGTTGTCTGCTTAGTAACAACTGTGTTAGTAACACCTAATGCTGTGTCAACTGCACGTTTGATACTAGCGGCATCCCACTGGCTGTTATCACAAATAGCGATAATAACATCGCCGTCTGATTTTGCTTCAAACATTAATGGATTGATAACTTGTACAACTGTACGAATTGTACCTTCTGTAATTGCTGAAGGTGCGCTACCTGAATCAGCTGTAACAGCACTTGCTGGGTTAATTTCATATAAACCCAAGTTTGCTGTTGTGTAAAGTGTACTAACTGCTAATCTGTCACCGTTTGATTTTGTTAAACCTGCCATTTTAATCTCCTAATATGTTGCGTTTTACGCATGTAAGTATTTATACTAGCCATAAAAAAAGCAGACCGAAGTCTGCTTTCTTTTTTGTTACAGTCTAGCTAAATTAAGCTAATTTTAAGCCTGGGCTTGTAACTGTTAACTGAGCGGCACCACAATAAACATTACCGTATGCACCAATGTTACCTAATGTGCGTAGGTTTGTTTGTAATGTAGCATTGTCCCAGCTTGAACGCTCAACTACAACGCTTAACTGTTGTGCACCACTTGTACCAGCGTCAACTTGGTAAGCAACAACTGTTGCGTTACTTGCGACCTGCTGTAATAATGTTTCAACAGCACCTGCTGTTCCGTCACCACCACGCTGTAATTCGTCTTTTAAAACGCCAGCGCCAGCGGCAAAACTTAATAAGTGTGTTGAGATTGGTGAGTTAATACCTGTATTGATGATAACTGCGTTAGCAATGCTACGACCTGCATCTACGTTAACAACACCAGCTGAATCACCGTTTACTTTTGTTACTCCGATTGCCATGTTTCTTCTCCTAATATTAGTGCGAAATACGCATGTTAATATTTATACAAGAATAGAGAATTTATGGTTTAGCAAAGTTTGCGGCACTAAAGCCTGCACGGTCTACTATTTTGACTAGTCCTTGCGGAGTTGGAAACACAAAACCTTCACCTGCGGGTTGATCATTTACATACTGCTCAAACCCTTGTACCTGTGCATCTAACTGCTGATGTAAGTTTTGCTTATATTGTAGTATAGCATTGAATATTGCTGTGAGTCCTTCTGCACCTGGACTGGCTACAGGTTTGCCCTGTGCGTTTTGTGCAAATAATAACCCACTATAATCATCACCTACTAATGCTTGGAATTGTTTTTGACTTGTATTACCTTCTAACCAAGTATATAATGGTTGTGTTGTTTGTCCTGTTACATACTGATTGTAGTAACGTTTAATCTGCTGTATTGTACTTGCTGGTATTTGTGCTAGTAATTGATCAACTGCACTACCATATTTTTGTACTGCGGCTTTGGCCTTCTTTTCTGCTTGTACAGGCTCTTTAAGTTCAAAACGTATACCAGCACTAGGTGTTAATACTGCTACGCCACCTGGAACATTCTTCAAACCTTTGCCATCCCACTGTGTACTAGTACCGCCTGGCTGATCAAACTTTTGATGCACAACTATACCGCCTACACTATTGCCTACCATCTTACCTAAATCACTATTAACTGGAATACGATATTCAACTGTATTTGGTTTGAAGTTATATGATCCTGCCTGTGGCTGTAACTGTCCTGCGTATAGTAAGTCACCCCAGTAAAAGCCTGATCCTTCTGTTGCGGCATCTAATCCTGGCCAAATCTGTGCTAATTTATTGTACAAATCTCCACGTAGTCCGCCTTGTGCTTTGGTACTGTCGTACTGCTTCCACTCATCAATACTTTTAGCCAATACACCTTTTGACCACATATACTTGTCCATAACTGCTAGTCTACCGTCAGCAGGATCACGTCCAAATATAAGTGCCGGGAACCCATCCCATTTAATAGTAAGTTTGTTTGGGTTTGATACAACTGCACCGAGCCCAGCAATCTGCTGACTGGCGGCGGCACTACCTGAAAATATAGCATCCTCTGGGTGCGGGGTACGGCCCTTAACATCTTCTGTTAAGGTTTTAATAAAACTGTATTCAGCACTTTCAGCCATACTATTAAACCAAGCACCTGTACCTGGTAATGGTGCCGACTCTGGTAATTGTATGTTGGAACGCTCTAGTGTTTCTCTCGCTCTACTGACTAACTGATCATAGTTACTAGCACCTTTGATAGCATCTATAATGTCGTCTGCTGTATTAAGTTTGCCTACAGGAATACCTGTTACTTTGCTAAGTGTAGCAGGACTTTTACCACCTTCATAAGGCTCGTCTGTGTCTCTATGTACAAGTCCGTGTTTATAACTCCACTTTAAGTTAGGTTGTAGTTCAGCAACAATACTACTTAATATAATGTGTCTAGCCATACCTGGTAGAACACTGCCTTCACCACTACCCGACATAGCAAAGGATTGCCACGCTGGGTCATCTGTGAACATTAGGTCTGCTTGTGCATAACCATTGGCTCTGTCACCTGCTATAGGTGCTTTAACGTGTACGCTGTCGCCAGACTTTTTAATATCTGTTTTAGCAACGCCTGCGGCCAACAACATTTGTACGAGTGTGTCTTTGTCTGTGGTGTTAGAATCAACTTGTAGGTCGAGGTCGCCTGATGTGGCTTTTTTACCTGTACTACCTAACCAAGTGTTTGTGGGGAATTTTAAACCTGAGACTTTTTCGAGCCATGCTACTGTACTAGGAATATCTTCTCGTTTAATACGTTGTGTTAAAGGATTTTTGTCAGCATCCTTAAAGATATTTCCACCTTCGATTAATAGCATATTAATCCTTTTGATATTGATCAATTACTTCACTAAGTGGATTGTTTGGGTTCACATATTTCTGAAAGTCAGGTGACCACCATCCTGCTGGTGTAAGATCAAAAGAAACTATACCAGTAAATCCTTGCGGTTCTCTACCCATTAATCGCATCCATGTGTCCAATGGGATCTGTACACTAGCAATATATGTGAGATGATGTGGCGGAGTTGAAGAAAGAAATGGTTGATTTGGTGATACGTTATCGAACTTATTTGGGTCTACATAAACCTCAACCCCATCGATATAACGCTTTTCGTCGTCGGTGATTCTACCACTTTGTAAATGTCCTTCGCGTTTGAGGTATTCAATTTTACTCTTTAGTGTAGCATTTGGATTTTCTTTTGGCTCAGATTTTGCTACTGTTGGCTGTTTAATTACAGTCTTTGGTGGCTCAGGTTTCTTAGATACGGGATCAGGTTTCTTAGACTTAGTCTTTTTGACTACAGGTTGTTGCTCTGGTTCATCAATTTCAACTTCATCCTCGTAATCTTGCTCGTCCTCGTAATCTTGCTCGTCCTCGTAATCTTCGTAATCTTGCTCGTCCTCGTAATCTTCGTAATCTTGTTCGTCCTCGTAATCCTGTTCCTCTGGCTCAGGTTTGCCGATAATATCCTTCATCCATACACGCTTTCCGCTGGAATCAACAGACTTTAATTCTTTGAGAATATCTCTAATCTTCACGCTTAAATCTCCTAATCCTGCGAGTAAATTTACTTGGATCTTGTGCTTTAATACTGTTCAACAGTCTACGCTCAAGCTCTAGTGCCTGCTCTGGCTCATAGTTCTCTTTAATGTAGTTGATTAAGTTGATAGCACCCTGTATAACGTGACTCGCACGGCTTTCCACTAGATTGGATCTATCGCGAGTGACTGGCATATCAGCAAGTTCTGACAGGATACTACGAGTTTTCTTTTGCAAAATTTACTCCAGGTTTGTAGTATTTATTCAATTCTATTATCTTAGATAATAGACAATAACGGAATATTTGACGAATTCTCTAGCGCATATTGAATAGTTTTAGCTACTTCTATAGGCCGAATCCCACGTTCATTGCCAGGCTTACCATCATTGATACCTCCCACAACAACATGTGTGCATTTTATATCATTTTTTCTATTGTAATAAATGCTAAGTTGTCTTAATGTAGATTTTTGAATACTGTAAGGCCCGTGGTAACCACGATCATCACGAACACCATCTAGTTCAGCACTACTACCAATATTAATTATATGCCCTTTGATTCTGTTTTCGCTCCAGACTTCGTGTGTTATTTCTAATAACTGATGTTGTCCCCATTTGCACAAGTAGCTGGCATTAATAAAAACATTGTAATTGACTATACGATTTCTAAAATATGTTTCGCTTTCGTGTTCCCAAAAACGTAAGTCATACCCTGTAGCTCTACTAGCAAACTCTGCATCGGTATAAATTTGTTTAATACCGTTGGCAATGGTCTCGTGAGTAGGGTTACCGCTACACAATATTTTCATAATAATTCACTCCACTCTGGGCATAATTCTTTAAAATTAGTATTTCTTATTTTGTCTAAACGTTTGATCTTAGACCAAAAAACTGAATGTGATTTACCACTTACTTCAAGCATATTGAGTAAGTTTTGTAACTCGGGTCTGTTTTTGAACTTTGTTTGTAAAATATCTATGTTTTTTGCACTTAGATGATTAATTTGATAATCTCCGGTACACTTCTGGAATATTAAATTTACAGGATCTCGTAAGCGGGTGGTATTAAAGTTTGACGTATGCCAATCGCAAAGTTCATCTAAATAGAATAAATTTAGATATCCCCAGGTACAATTTATGTAAAGCATATGATTATCTGGAAGATGATTTCGATACCACTGCATTGTTTTTACTGTATGGTCCCAACTAGCGCCAGTACGTTGGTATTCAAACCTATCACCAATATCATCAATGCTGAAATAAATTTCTACTAGACTGCATTCACTCCATAACTTGAGAACTGCTGGATCAACTTGGTTTGTACCATTAACATTATAAAAAACTCTTACGTCAGAAAGTCCTTTGGACTTTTTTATATTTTCAAGTAACCTTACATGAGAGTCACTTAAGAATGGATCACCACCTCCGTGAAAATGTACAATGCGAATCTTGCTGAGATGTTCCGTATCTGTTATTTCAACATATTGATTTTTTCTATATAGATAATCAGTTACGTTGGCATTTGGGTAAAGTTGTGTCCAATCTTCTACCCATTTACTACTATTTTCAGGATTGCAAATAGTACATTTTAAGTTACAGAGATTGCCAACGCTATAATCTAACCCAACAGGTGAGTTCTCTGTTATGTCTGTATCGTTGTAAAAATTTTCATATAATTCTCTACTTGATTGCCTTCTACTAGTAAGTCCGTTGCGTTCTGCTCGGTAGCAAGCTCTGCATCCGTCTATTAGTTCGCCGTTACTAATTTGTTCTATTAGAGATTTATGTTCAGGACCGTACCAAGCTTCTTTTGGGTCAACTCCAGTAACTATAAATCCTTTAAAAAAACTGCAAGGGTTATAACCTATTGTATTCTTATAACTCCAAAATGCCTGATTTTTAAAAAATTCATAACAGAATCCTGGTTGTTGTTTAATATCGTCGGGCATTACTCGGCCTTAGTCTTTAAGCCAGCAAGCATTTGTTTAAGTTTTGTACTGTCTACATTAGCCTGTACTTTGCCTACGTCTTGCGGCGGTGCTAGTGGTGTAACTGTGCTAGTAGATTTAATTTGGCTCATAATATCACTTGGCTTCTGCCCACCAAAGCCACCACCTTCACTTTGTCCTTCTTCACCTGGATCTGTAATACGTAAGCTCTCCAAGTTAAACTCCAAGTCTACCTTTGTACCAACACCACTACTACTACGTGTTTTCATCAACTGTATTTGATAGCGTCCACGCTCACGCATAGCTCTACTTGTAAAAATACCAAACACGTTATCTGCTGTGTTGATCTTACTAATACCACCCGATATATGACTGTGGTCAAATTCAATTTCTTCAACAGCACTACGATTCAACTGCGATGCTGTAATCATTAATATTTCAAATTCACGTGCCAAGTTTCGCAGTTCTTCCGACACATACTTGTCTTTGATAAACAAATCACTTGGCGATACTTTAGCACTAACAGGCATTACCAAGTCTAAGTAGTCTACCATAATAAAGTCTGTCTTTTGCCCTGTTTGTATTTCAAGTTCTTTTAAGTATGCTCTAATCTGGTTAACATTGCTCTGTGCTGGCATATACTTAATGCGTAGTTTACCAGACTTTTTACCCACCATCTTAACTTTCATTTCAAGTGTGTCTATTTCTTTGAATATTTCTTTTGTGCTCATGTTTGCTACCATAGCATCCATACGCATAGCACAAAGTTCTTCACTAAGTTCTAGTGTTAAAAACACACCGTTAAGTCCTTGACTGATCCAGTTAATAGC